GCTGATGCAGTGCACCCACACGGTGATGGCGTCGATGTACATGGTCTTGGTGTTCTCGGGCTGCGTAGATTGCAGCTCTACGCTATAAAGCGGCGACTTGCGGTTCTCGGGGCTGTCGTAGCACGCGGTGCCGGTGCCCGCCTCGATGGCCTCGATGAGGCATCCGAGGAACACCGCGAGGCTTAATCGTTGGAGCATCGCGCCCTCCCTAGAGCTTCCGTAGTTGGTCGATTAGGTCTTGTCTGAATATCGGCTCTTGCGCCTTGACGTTGCGCTGCAGGAATCGCTGCCCCTCCACGTATCCGCCGTTCACCGTGCGGTGGCCGTACTCGACGTGAGGCGCGTAGTCCTTCGCGTATCCAACGGTGTCGCCGGACTGCCCCAACGACATGCGCAGCTCACCGTGTGGCCCACCAGGCCTGGTCTTCTCGGTAGATACGGGCGTTCCGCCGTCCGCTTTGCCACGGTTGTAGATTTGGGCCATGTTCTTCATGATCACGGCCTCGAACCTTACGTGCGAAAGGCGGTTGAGCTTTCCGGCAAGACCGTTCACGTCGCGTATCACGAGGCCCATGGCTTGCACCTCTTGACGCTCACGACGGTTGCGTCGCCGTCGGCCATGACGTTCTCGACCTCGTAAGAAGCCCCTTTGACCTCGACGCCGCAAACGTCGGCGAAGTCGGTTGCCGGGCGCTTGGTGAGCAAAGAGCGCGAAACGCTGTCGAAGGCGTTTCCCGTCTCGGCGCTGCGAGCCTTGTGGCTCGGGCCGAAGCGCACGAAGAAGTCGAACGCCTCGACGGTCGAGCAGACGGGGTTGTGCAGCTCGTCGGTGCCCGTCTGCTCGCGCCTGAACGCCCTGGCCCTGTACCACTTCATCGGCGCGCCCCCATGAACTTGATGCCCTTGGGGCGGCACGCGTCGCGCAGGGCCTCGATGTCGCTCGAATAGGCGGACAGCACGTCGTCGATGAACGAGTTCGACATGCTGCCGCCGTCGGACGCCGACTCGGAGGTGCTGCCCTCGTAGCCGCGCAGGCGCAGGGCCTTCACCGCCGCATCGACGGCGATTGACTCGGCCAGGCGCGGAAGCCGCTCGACCTTGAGGCGGATGAGCAAACGGTCGGTGACCGTCTGGATCATCTCCTCGATGGCGGGGTCGTCGGGCATGGCCTCGTCTGGGAGGTATCGCGCCTTAACGCGGTCTACGAGCGCGGCCATGGGCTAGCCCTCCACGTGGTCGGAGGCCTCAAGGGCCTGCGTGGATGTCGTGTCGATGGTCGCGATGATGTGGCCGTAGACATTGGGCAGCACGGGGATGAACACGCCGGAGGCCTTCGTCCACGTGGCCACGGGGTCGGGGGTGTCCCAGCGGGTGCAGGTGACGAACTGCATCTGGCGCTTCTCGTCGAAAGCGCCGCCCTGCTCAAGCTCCTCGGGGGTGACGCCCCAAAGGCCCGTGCCCACGGAGCCGTCGTAGCCCACGGAGCACATGACGAACTTGTCCTCGGGGAAGAAGCGGCCCTGGGACACGCTGCCACCCTCGGCCCCGATGATGCCGTAGCGCTCCTCGTCAACGGTCAGCGTGAGGCCGTTGAACTGCTGCGCGAGCAGGTTGTTCACCTGCGCCAGGCTGGGCAGGATGCCCGCGCCGTTGACGCCGAAGATGGCCTTCTGCACGGCGGCGTTGCGCTGGATAAGGGAGAACACCTTCTTGGAGGTGACGGCCACGGTCGGGGTCTGCCCCTTGCCCTGCGCGATGGTCACCCAGCCGTCGATGTCTCCCAGGATGTCGGCTTCGGCAACCGCCCACTTGGCCGTGACCTTCTGGTCTTCGGGCACGCCGAAGTCGATTTCCATGGACACGTTGTTCTCGGCGATAATCATCTTGCCCGTGGTAAGCGCCTCGATCTTGGCCTTCTCGGCGCGGGTGACGACGGACTCGGCGGTGCGGGCGACGTCGTCGAAGACGTAGCGACACACGGAGTCCATCTGCATGTCGAGGCCGCGAGTGATGCGGCGCAGGCGCTCGGAGAGGTTGATCTTCTCCTTGATGAGCAGGGACTCGGTGGTGACGCGCTCGAACGGCACGCGGGAACCGATGTGTGCCTCGGTGTCGAAGCCGTGGATCATGGCAACGGTGGGCAGGTTGCCGTTCTCGGCCAGGCGCGTGTACTCGGCCTCGATGTACTGCGTCTTGCGGTCGGGGAACAGGCGGGAGCCTGTGTAGCTGCGCTGGACGTTGAAGCCCTGCGAGAAGTCGAGCATGTCGCGCTCGGTGATGAGTTCAGAGATGAGACGCATGTTGCGCTGCTCCTTTCGTTAAACCAGGTAGAGGCCTGCGGCGGCGAGGTCTGCCTTCTTCGCCTTGGCCTCGGTGGATACCTTGTCGGCCTTGAGTCGGCCCTGGAAGATGACCGCAGCCGGGCACTTGTCGGTGTCGGTCATGTCGTAGTCCTCAAGGAACACGCCGAACTCGGACGTGCCCGTGAAGAGTGCGCCCGCCTTGATGAGCTTGCGGCCATCGACCTCCTTGGCCATGGCCTGCGTGGCGGTGCGGGTCTTCGCGACGATGCCCACCTCGGAATCGAGGATGCTTTGGGACTCGCCGTAGGTGAACGCCTTATTGAGCGCCATCTTTCTTTCCTCCGTTCATTCGGTTGCTGTAATCGGATGCGAACTTCGACGCGAACGACTGGCTGGGCTTGGTGCCCGCGCCGTCTTTCGGGGGCTGGCGCTTCAGCGCCTCCTGCACGGCGGCGTTTACCGCCTTGGGGAATAGCTCCTTGATCTTGGAGATCGCGGCGTTGGTGTCGTCGGCCTTCTCCGTGACGAACATGGACAGCAGCTCGTCGCCGAGGTCGATGCCTGCGGCCTTCAGCTCGGAGCGCGCGACGCCCATCTGCTCGGCGAGGTTGATGCGACGCTCAAGCTCGGCCTTCTCGCCCTGGGCCTTCTTCAGCTCGTACTGCGCGCGCTGCAGGTCGTTCATGCCCGCCAGCTTCTCGGCCTCGGAGAGCTTGTCGTCGGCCTGCTGCGCAAGCTCCTCGCGGATGCGCTTTTCGAGCTTCTTGCCCTCGCGCGCGAGCTTCTGCTGCACGATGGCGTTCACCTCGTCGTCGGTGTACGTCTTGCCCGAGGGCTTGGGGTCGGTGCCGTTGCCCTCGTTGCCGCTAGGCTCGGGGTCTGGGTCGGTGTCCTCATCGCCTTCTGTGCCATCGCCTGCGGGGTCGGCACTTCCGCCCTGCGGCGGCGTGAGGTTTCCGCCCGCTACGCCAGCGAACTTCTGTCGGTTTCCGTCTTTCGCCATGTTTCGCACCCTCCATAAGGTTTCTCGTGGCTCATGCCTACACGTTTCGCCGTAGCTTTTAGCGGGTTCCACGCCTGCCCGATGCCGTGGCTTTTAGCGACTTCAACGCTCGGTCGGTCTTTGACCAAGCCAGTGTCCCGCGTGCGTGAGATTCGCCCGCTACGAGGGGTCTAGGATGTCTTCAAGGCGTTCTAGCGTCGGCAGATCGGCAAGGCGCATGACCTCCGCGCCTTCATCGGTTATCACCACCATGGGGATGCGCGTTATGCGCTCGGAGTTGTTCATCCGCTCCATGAGGCCGTCCCATGCCCAGTGCTCGCGCACCTGGTCTGGGTATTCGGCTGCAAGCGGCTCTATGACCGCCTTCCTGTAGGCTTCGCACGCGGGGCAGCCCCGGCGTGTGATGTACTCGGCCCTGATCACGTCTCCTCCAATCGGCAAAAGAAAAGCCCCCATGTCGGGGGCTTCGTTCTACCGTGGAGGTGAGAAGGGTGTTCGGTTTTAGCGGTGGAGTTCCTTGTTGCGCTTGCGGATGATAGCCTCGGCCTGCTCTTGGCTTATCTCGTCAAGCCAAAGCTCGCCTACCAGCACGGCCCACAGGTCGTTGTCGTCGCGCCATCTCCCGAGCGTGAAGTTGTAGGTCTCTGCGGTTCCTGCCTCAAGGTCGATGCGAGACACGCGCTTCACGGAATCGTCGGTGTAGTAAATCATTTGCGCACCTCCTCGATGTTGGGCGGGGTTGAAAGCCCGTCGGACAGCTCTATCATGCGGCGCACAAGCTCGGCGCGCCGTTTCGGGTCGGTCTCGGGAAGCCGCTGCTCCTCGTAGAGCTTGTGAAGTTCGTTCTCCTTCAGGGCAAGCGACTCGGGCGTGTGGAACTGAAGCTCGAACTTGAAGCCGTCGGGCGTCTCGAACTGACAGTTGACGCCACGATAGGTCACGCCCGTGCTCTGCAGCGTGTTCTTGACCTTGACCAGAGTATAGCCAGCCTTCTCAAGCTCGGCGCGGATGCGGGCGAACTCGTCGGCGAAGCTGGCCGTTTGAAGCTGGTAGGTGTACCGCAGCACGTCGTGGATGGAGTCGGCCGCTTCCTGCTCGCTCATGGTCTTGTCGTGCGAGTCGGTGCGAATCTTGCGCGCGAGCGACTGCTGACCCTTGAGCCTGAAATCAAGCCCCGCGAGCGTCGAGCCTACGCGCTGAAGCGATTGCAGGAACGACGTGGTTCCAGGCTCTCGCACCATGGCGTCGGAGCGCAAGCGCGTGGCTTGGGTGCCCGAATCGCCTCCGCGCTTCTGCACGTACTCGTCTATCCACTTATCCCAATCGGCCACCTCAAGGGTGTATGAGCAGCGGCACCACGGGTGCATGGGCGGGAAGTTCGTGCCTGGCATGCGCTCGGACAGCTTGGCGGGGTGCTGCTTCTGGTAGGCCTCAAGCTCGCGGCACACCTCGCAGGCCTTGCCGTCGTGTATGCAGCTTATGGCGTAGCTTTCGAACTCGGACTCGTGAACGCGGGCCTGCGCCTCGTTGAAGAGGTACGTGCCCTCGGTGTACACGAGGCGCATAGCCGTTCGGGCGCCGCTGTGGTTCAGCCTCGCCCGAAGCTCGCGCGAGATCTCGTCATAGGAGACGCCGCGCGCTATGAGCTTCGAGAAGTCGTCGTTGAGGTAGCTCGCCAGCTTCTCGCGGTTTGCCCAGATGCGCGCCGAGAAGTCTTCACCGGAGGCCCATGCCGCCCCCACGGTGGCCTTGACCACCTCGGAGTCGTAGCGGTAGAAGTCCTTGCCGAAGCCCAGCTCCTCGGCGGCCATGTTGGCCGCGCGGCGCGCCTGCTCGGAGAAGTGGCGCTGAAGCTCTGCCTGCTCGATGGCCCCTATCTCGTACTGCTGGATGCGTATCTGAAGCTGGATGGCCTCAAGCTCGTTCAGCCGGTAGATGGACTCGCGGACGGGCATGAGGTCGGCGTACTGCGGGTACTTCTTGGCAAAGTCGTCCATGCGCTCCATGAGCAGGGTGCGGTCTTCCGCGCTGATGGATTGCAGCAGGCGGCGGTACTCGATCACCTTGTCCTCGCCGTACTGGGCGTAGTAGGCGGCTATGAGGCGGTCGAGCTTGGCCGCCTCGCTGGCGTACACCTTCTCAAGGCGCTTGCGCAAGGCGGCTTCGTCCTTCTCAAGCTGCGCAAGGAACTCGTCTCGGCGCTCGCGCCAGTACTCGTCGCTAGGCTTGCTCATCGCTGCCCATAAGAAGCTCGATGATCTGCGCCTTGGTGGCGTTCTTCGGAAGGGCCACGCCGCTTCCCTTGGCAAGCTCGCGCAGCTCGTTGATCTTCATGGCCATCAGGCCGGCGTTGTCGTCCGCCTCGGGCTGGGCTTCGGGCTGCTCGGGTTCGTCTTCCTGCGTGGGCGCTTCCTGCGGCTGCTCTGCCTCGGCTTCGGGCTGCTCGGGTTCCTCTGCCAAACGGGCGCTGCCGTAAAGCTCGCCGACCGTCACGAGGTCTTCACGGATGTAGCCCATGCAGCACTCAAGCCAGCCCTCGGCGGCTTCCTCCACCACGACGGCGGTTCCGCTGCCGAGCGTGCCCACGAGGGGTGCATCGGGCTTGGGCTGCTCGCGCACGGCCAGCTTTTTGCCTCGGCTATAGATCGCTACCTTCATCGTTCGTACCTTCCTCTTCGGTGTTTACGGCTTGCGCCGTCCTGTTCGTCGGCATGCCGCCGCTTATGGCGTCGGCCTTCTCTTCCTGCTCGTCGCGCTTGCGCTGCATCTCGGCCTTGGGGTCGCTCACGCACGACAGCACGGAAAGCTGGGTCTCCTCGGACACGATGCCCGAGAGCTGCCCGGCCACGCTGGCCTCGGATTGCAGGTCGTCGGGCATGTTGCGGTGCATGGTCACTTCCACGGCCTGCCAGTCGTCGCCCGCGAAATCGGCGTTGGGGTAGGCCGCGAGCAAACGCATGCGCTCCTGCACGCCGCGCCTGAACTTCAGCTCCTTATTTCGCGCCAGGTTGCTCATGGGCATCATGCGCATCTTGAGCGCTATGCCGGAGGCCGTGGCGAAGTTGTCGTCGGTGATGTCGGGCACCATGGCGGTCTTGTAGATGAGCGTTTCCAGGCGGTTGATGAGGTTTTCCTGCACGCCGTCGGCGTTCGGCTTCACGAGGAACATCACGTCGAGGCCCTCGGTCGATTCGCCGAACAGGTTGATGATCTTGTTCTCGCGGATGTTCTCTATCTCGGACTCGTCAAGCTCCTTGCCCTTGACCACCATGTAGCAGTCGCTGAAGTACTCGACGTCGTTGGCCTTCTCGGACAGCACGGCGTTGTACTGCTCGATGAGCGACAGCACGCCCTCGTACAGGCCGCGCCCCTCGGTATTCTGGCGGAAATCGACCGCAGGCACGCTTCCGAACGCATGCGCGCTAGGCTCGCCGAAGGCGAAGCCATCGTTTGTGCGGGCGAAATCGACCACCTGTGCGGCATCCGACCAGCTGCCCTTGATGGCCCCGTCGTCGCCGTAGAACCAGCGCACGAAGAACAGCGGGCGCTTCAGCACGGAGTCGTCGTACACCATGAAGGCGGTCAGCGGCGCTACCGCGATTGAGCGCGGCATGCCGTCCTCGTCTTGGTAAAGCATCTCGTAGGCATGGCCGAACTTCGAGGCCATCTTCGAAAGCTCTGCGTCCACGTCCTCCTGAAGGTTTCTCGCCGTGAACTCGGCGATGAACGCCTCCACGGCGCTTTTCCGCGAATCGGGCATCCCCTCGGCGTTTCGCACGGAAAGCGTCATGGGCACGCCGATGAAGTAGCCCTCGAAGGTCTGCGTGATGGTGTATGCGAAGTCCGCCGCCATGCGGTTGTCGGGCTTGTAGTCGGGCTTCCTGCGCCAGGCGCGGTCGAAGATGGCGTAATGGCCCCTGTAGGCCGCGTCCAGGTACTCGTAGCGCGGCTTGTGGGCCTGCTCGAACTCGTCGATGAGCCTCTGAAGCAGCTCGGGCGTCATCTCGGTGCCGGCGGGCACGCGGAAGTCCTCGGTCTCAGGCTCGCGCTGCATCTGGTCGTAGTAGAAGGAATGGAACTCGTGCGCCACTTATATGCCTCCCTTGAAGAACTTCACGCCCGGCTTGCTCTGCCACTGCCTTATCGCGCTTGCGAGCGAATCCGGCATGTCGTCGTGCGCTGCGTTCTCGCTGTAGTCGAGCACCTGGTTCAATGCGTCCGCGTCGAGCGGGTACTGGTCGCAGTCGAGGAACCTCACGTTGGCCCACTGGCTGCGCAGGTGCGTGCTTATCTTGATGTACTTGTTCTCCGCCTCCTGGTAGGAGCAGCACGGGTGCCCCCTGCGGATGATGGACTTGCGCAGATAGCCCTTGTCGGCGTTCGACTCGCAGAAGACAGTGCCGATACGCAGGGCCTTGCACTCCTTCAGGATCTCGTCGAGGCAGTCGTCTACGTGCCTATGCCACATGCGGATGTGCGCGTACCAGATGCCGCTCCTCTCCCTAACGCAGGTGAAGGCCGTGTAGTCAGCGCCGCCGTAGCTCGCGTCTATGTGGCCTATGCCGTCCGCCAAAAGCTGCGGCTCTTTGAAGAACTGCGCGTTGGTGAACATGGCGTCCTCGTCGGCGATGTGCTTCAACTCGTAGTTGGCAGCGAAAAGCGAAGGCGACATGCTGGCGCGCACGCGCTCTATGTCCTCGCGGCTCATGAGTCCCGTCTCGAAGCAGCTCCATCGGCGGATGTTGGGCATCAGCTGGAAGGCGTCGTCCTTGTGCCACGGCGTGCCCGTGTTGAAGATGCGCCCGCCTCGGTTGCGGATGTTCTGAAGCTCCATGTACAGCAGCTTGATGCGCTCGCGCTCGGCTGCGGACACCCTGTCCTTCACGTTCACGATGTCGTCGGTGAACACCTTGTCGGCGTGCTTGCCCGTGAGAGAGCCGCCGCAGCCAAGCCCCAGCAGCTGGGGAGCGCCCGACACGCCCTGCTTGAGGTTCGTCGACACCGAGGACTGCGTGGCCTTGGTTATCACGAGGTCGGT